ATTCAATAATGTAAAACAATGGTCTCCTATTCAAAAGAAAGTAGTAACTGATAAGAACCCTAGAATGTATTTATTTAATCACGTCATGCGAGGTGATTCCGGTGATGGAGTTCCTAATGTATTATCGAAAGATGATACGTTTATTACAGAGGCAAAACAAACTCCATTAAGACAGACACGTATTGACGATTGGTTAGAAAGAAGTGATAATTTAAAAGACGCGATGCCAGAAGAAGTATATCGCAACTATCAGAGAAATAAAAAATTAATTGACTTGACAGAAATCCCAGAGGACATACAAGAATCAATTATAAATAATTATGATAATCAAAAACTACCTATGAAAATGAAAGTTTTGAATTACTTAATTAAGAAAAGATGTAACAACCTGATTGAATGCGTGGAGGAGTTTTATAATGCGTAGAAAATTAATATCCGAGGTCTTTGAAGAGGCCGCAAAACTAAATACTAAGAGTGCGAAGATTGCTTATTTGCAAAAGAATAATTCAGCGCCACTTAGAGATATTATCAGAATTAACTTTGATGATGATATCGTTTCACTATTACCGAAAGGTGCACCACCCTATAAGAAAGATGATATGGTCGATGGCCATAATTATTCTACGCTGTATCATAAATTTAGACAGTTTAAATATTTCTTTAAGGGGCCAAAGACAAATATGAGCCAAGTAAAAAGAGAATCGGTATTTATTTCTTTACTTGAATCAATTCATCCAAATGATGCAGAATTGTTCATTCAGGCAAAAGATAAAAATTTGAAGTATAAGGGAATTACAAAGAAACTTTGTCAAGATGCATTCCCTAATTTAATTAGTAAGTAATAATAACATAATAAGGAGGGCAGTCTATATAAAACCTTTATAATGATAGAATTCAATTAATCAACATGGAGAAACATTATGCATGTACAAATTGAACGCCTTAAAAAAGACCAAAAAGAGGCAATATACTATCAAAAGAAACTGAAGCGTAAGGGGAAAGATGTTCTAGCATATAAGATGCAGAAAAAAATCGAATACCTAAATAAATTTATTGAAGATATGGCGGCAGTTCAAGGAGGTTAAATAACCGGGGTTAAGGCCCTGGTAAAACAGGGCCAATTACCTATGACAGAAGAAATTAAATTTACTAAAGAAGAACTTGCAAATTCTAAAAGAATTTATAAGTCGGCAACACCAAAGTATACCTACGACTGGTATCTAAAATGGGTATCAAGTGTTATCATTCTATGTGCAATAACAATCAGAGCGGCTGGAGTCCCAGAATTAATGTGGATGGATATGCTGTTATCTTGGATTGGAGCAATGGGCTGGTTTGTTGTAGGATTTATATGGCGAGATAGAGCACTTATCTTATTAAATGGAGTTATAGGCATTATATTATTTTCGGGGCTAATTAGATATTACTTTGGAATGTAATGAATTTAAATAATGGTTGACAAATACCAATTGATGTGATATAATATACATTATGAATATTTTTATACTTAACGAAGACCCAGTAATTGCAGCACAAGAACAGTGTGACAAACATGTGGTAAAAATGATTGTAGAGTCGGCACAAATGCTATCTACTGTACACAGAATGTTAGACGGCTCGATCGAGCAACGTCCATCCAAATCAGGAAAAAGAATCTTAAAATATTACAAATTACCAGACGAAAGAGAGGACTTGTATTACAAGGCTGTACATCACAATCATCCATGTACTGTATGGACACGCGAGTCTTGTTGTAATTATTCTTGGCACTATGAACATTTTTGTGCACTTATGGATGAATATACATATAGGTATGGTAAGATACATTCAACGGATACTAAATTAAGAAAGGCCCTAAAACAGTTGCCAGATAATATCAATAGAACAGGTGGCAGAACTCACTTTAAATTGGCTATGGGTTCTAATCCAGAGTGTGTAGTATATGGGTTGGGTGGTACTGATCCTGTACAGTCTTACAGAAATTTCTATCAAACAAAGCAATCGAGGTTTAAAATGGATTGGACAAAACGTAAAGTGCCGGAGTGGTTTAATCATGCCGCTCTATGATTTTGAAGATAAGGAAACGGGTGAAATCGTTACAAAAATGATTAAGATATCCGATAAGGATCAATTCTTAAAGGATAATCCTAATCTAAAACAAGTAATTTTATCTACACCATCAATTATTGGTAGTGTAGGTGGAACACTGTCTCGTGCAGGAGACGGATGGAAAGAAGTGCAAGATAAAATTAAATCGGGTTTACCCCCACGGTTAAAGGATAATATTAGAACAAAATGAGTCAAAGACCTTCACGTTTAAGAACAGAACATTTAATTACATTAGAACCTCTCACAGAAGCACAAAGCTTTGTGTTTGAATCATGGAAAGATGGATTTAATCTAGTCTTATCTGGTTCTGCTGGTACAGGTAAAACCTTTATTTCAATTTACTTGGCATTATTGGATGTTCTAAATAAAGAACTTCCGCAAGATAAATTAGTCATAGTGAGATCGGCAGTACCTACACGAGATATGGGATTCTTGCCTGGAACATTAGAAGAAAAAGAAGATGCATATAAAATTCCATATAATGCAATTCTATCCGACCTCTTTGAAGACAAAGATGCATGGAAAAAACTAGAAACTGTAAAGAACATTGAATTTTTAACTACCTCGTTTATAAGAGGAGTCACACTTAATAATTGTATTGTTTTAATTGATGAATCACAGAATCTTAATTATCACGAATTGTGTTCGGTCATTACTCGATTGGGTAATAATACCAGAATTATTTTATGTGGTGATTATTATCAAACAGACTTTACAAAAAATGTTGACATGTTAGGTTTGGCCAAGTTTACTGCAATTTTAGAAAATATGAAACACTTTGAACATATTACATTTAAATGGAAAGACATTGTCAGATCGAGCCTTGTAAGGGACTTTATAATGACAAAGGAAATGATGGAAAATGATGACTTTAAATAAAGGGAATTTTATACATGAAAAAGTGGATTTGGGATATAACGACCTTTCTGCAAAGACAGGCTCTGGTGGTAGAACATACACCGCTCCTGATGGTAGTACTTATCCTTCTATTACAACAGTTCTGTCCATATTAGGCAGAGAGGCAATCCAGGCATGGAGAGCAAGAGTAGGGGAAGAAGAGGCAAATAAAATATCAAGAATTGCCTCAACAAGGGGTACAGCAGTACACGATATGTTAGAAAAGTATGTGGACAATGATCCGAACTTTTCTGAAGGTGTACTGCCACATATTCTACAATCATTTTATGATGTAAAAAATGTACTCGATACTAATTTACAAAAAGTTTATGCACAAGAGGCTCCTCTGTATTCGGAACATTTAGGTCTGGCAGGTAGAGTGGATTGTGTTGGGGTATGGAATGGTAAAAATTCAATTATTGATTATAAAACATCCCGTAAACCCAAAAAGAAAGAATGGATTGATGGTTACTTCATGCAGTGTGCAGCATATGCAATAATGTGGGAAGAAAGAACCGGAATGCCCATTACACAATTGGTTGTTATGATTGCTGTAGATAACGAAGACACTCAAGTCTTTATAGAACATAGAGATAATTGGGTTGATAAATTATTTGAAGTAATTGAACAGTATAAACTCGAAAAGAAACGAGAACATATATTTGGAGAAAGGAGGTAATATGTTAAGTGTCGGAGATAAATTTCCTGCCTGTACTTTGCAGGGAGTAGATGAAAATAATGCTTTTGTCGAAGTAAAAATTGAGAATGGTTATACACCACATAAAAAAGATTGGAGTGTGGTTTATTTCTATCCAAAAGATTTTACCTTTATCTGTCCTACGGAAATTGCAGGAATGGATATGTTGGTAGAAGAAGCAAATGTTGTCGGTATTAGTGGTGATAATGAATTTTGCAAACTTGCATGGAAACAGAACAACGAATTAATCGGAAGTATTAATCACGTTCTTGCTGCAGATTGTGGATTAGGATTATCACATAAGCTAGGTATTGTCAACGAAGAAGAAGGTGTGTGCTATAGAGCAACATTTATCTATGATAGAGATATGGTGATTCAACACGTATCTGTCAATGCATTAGATACAGGTAGAAATGCACATGAAGTATTAAGAACTTTACAAGCACTTAAGGCTGGTGGTTTAACTGGCTGTGAGTGGAATCCAGGAGAGGAGTTTGTAGCATGAGAGAAAGAATGATAACTGCATTAAAGAATCATTATCAAGGTGAGATTGGTAAACATAAAATGAATGTTGAGACGTTTCTAGCCAACCCAGTAGGCGTTGGAGAACATATCGACATTATGGAAACCATATCTGGCGAGATTGGTAAGATTGCCGAATATGAAGATAAATTAATGACTTTGGAAACACATTTTATTCTTCCAGAAAAAGAAATAAAAATTTAAAAAAGTGTTGACAAAGTGTGGTATATTTGATATAATATACCCATGAAAACAATTAAACATATTATCTTTGATATTGATGGAACCATTGCAAATGTACAGCATAGGCGTAAGTTTGTTGATGGTTCCCAACCCAAAGATTGGCCCGCCTTTAAAGCTGCTACAGTAAATGATACCCCTATTCAGTGGGTATGCGATGCGGCTAAACAACACATACAGAATCAAGACGTTGTAATATTCGTATCTGCAAGAAATACCACAGAAAGAGATATTACAGTAAAACAAATACAAGACTGGATTGGTATACAAGATCCTATCTTATTCTTAAGGCCTGAAGGTGATTACAGACCAGACCACGAATTTAAAAGTGATGTATTGGCTGAAATTAAGAATGCAATAGGTGGTAATCCAGACTTGGTTTATGATGACAGAAATATGGTTGTTGATATGTGGAGATCACACGGAATAACCGTAAATCAAGTTGTTGATAGAGTTGCAGGTAATTTTTAGTGAGGATACTAGGG